AACTCAGTTTGAATTTTGGTTTTATACTCTGTATTTGAAAGTTGGATCTCGTTTATTCTCATGATGTTCTCTAGGATACCAGATCATATTTACAAATGTTTATCCCAGCTGATTATAGGTAGGGTAAATATTGTCACAATGGCAAATTCAGCAAGCAACAGGGTGTTTGTGGGCTACAGCAGCGTAGACACCAGTATCAAGCAAACACAATACACAGATCTGGACCTGATCAAAAGAGATTTGATCAATCATTTTTATACCAGAAAAGGTGAACGTGTGATGATGCCCACTTTTGGAAGTATAATCTGGGATATGATTTTTGAACCCATGACTGCTGACAATGTGACCCTTATTGTGGATGACAGCACAAACATTGTGCAACAGGACACTAGAGTGAATCTGCAAAGCATCAATTTGGTGGAATATGATCATGGCATTCAACTGCAAATGAACATATACTACCAGCCCCTGGATATAGTAGAGGCATTCAGCCTGGATTTTGACCGTAGAACTGTGGAAGCCACCTCATCATGAGCCAATCACTGAGACAAACCAACCTTGAGAACTAAATAGGTGTGTGTCAGGAGGGTTGCGCCCCTCCTGACACCTAAACGCTCAATGGAGGAGCATCTAGCCTATGAAATTATTTATCAGTGTAGGATTGCCTGTTGACAATCCTTTTATAGTCAACAAATATACATATTGGTACTATGCCATTATATCTTCAGCCTGTTCAAGGCACAATATAGAAGGATATAAAGAGCAACATCATATCATACCCGATTGTTTTTTTATCAACAATAGAAGTAAAGGATCTAGACCAGGCTGGCTTCCTGGTGATTCAAACGATTCAAGCAATTTGGTACAGCTAACATCAAAGGAACATTTTATCTGTCATTGGCTTTTGACAAAAATGGTAACTGGACAAGCCTATTACAAAATGGAAAGAGCTTTGTGGATGTTGAGCTATGCCTCCTATGGAAGACCTCGCATTTGTAGTTCTGCACATTATTCAAGAGCTAAACTTGCAGCAATCCTACACAAATTACATAAACCATCTCCTAAAAAAAATAAAAAATATGGTAAACAAAAAAATCCATATCAAGGACCACGGAACACTCCCAATTTAGGCAAATCTATACCAATGGAAACGAGAGAAAAAATAAGTAATAGCCTCAAAGGCCGTGTATCGCCTCGCAAAGGAAAAGTGGGAGAGCCCTCACCTAAAAGAGGGAAAGATTATGGTAAACAATCAAACCCTGCACCAAAAATAAAATGCCCTACTTGCCCCAAATTGATTAGCAGCAATAATTTAAACAGGCATATGCTGAAATGCAATATTGAATAATCTAGCAACTTAAACCGTTGATAAATAATCAATCAGTTGGGATATATTCATGAGTCAAAGTATTCGTCAGACTAATTTATTTTTGGGGCAGGATTGGACAGTAATTTACAACGCAATGAGTGCCATCAATTTTGCCGCATATGATTATGACACCATTCGTCAAGCCTTGATTGATTATATCAGAGTCAACTATCCAGAAGATTTCAATGACTGGATCAGCAGCAGTGAATTTGTGGCCATTATTGAAATGCTGGCTTATCTGGGAGGCAACCTGGCCTTTAGGGTGGATCTCAACACCCGAGAGAATTTCCTCACAACTGCACAGAGGCGTGAAAGCCTCATGCGCCTGGCAAGGTTCCTCAGCTACAACCCCAGAAGATGTTTGGCTGGACAAGGCTTGCTCAAGCTCACTCAGGTGAGAACAGATCAAACCATATATGACAGCAATGGCACCAACCTGCAAAACCTCACCATCAACTGGAATGACACCACCAATCCAGACTGGTATGAACAGTTTATTCTTGTTTTGAATGCAGCATTCCAGCCCAGCAATCCTTTTGGCCAGCCTGTGAAAAATGGCTCAGTGGGCAGCATCATTGCAGCCAGATATGACTTCAACAACACCACCAGCAACAATCTAGCGTATGCCTACAATGCCACTGTGAGTGGCACAAGAATGAATTTTGAGTTTGTGAATCCAGACTTTGAACCCGCAACTGGTGGCAGCATCAACACGGGCAGCAGTGGCTACTACAAAGAAAAAGCCCCCAATGTGTTCAACAGTTGGAGCATGATTTACAGGAATGATGGCAATGGCAACAGCAGCACCAACACTGGATTCTTTGCCATGTTCAAACAAGGCACACTTGCATATACAGATTATTTGCTGGACACACCAGTGCCCAACAGAGTTATCGACATTGCAGCCACCAACGTAAACCAAAATGATGTGTGGGTGCAAACAGTGGATGACACAGGCATCCCCCTGTTAGATTGGACCAAAGTTCCTGCAATTTTCAACAGCAATCTGGTTTACAATGATCTGGACCGACTGACCAGAAATATCTATCAGGTTGTCACAAGAGACGTCAATGGTGTGGACAGCATCAGTATTAGATTTGGTGATGGTAATTTTGGAAATGTGCCCACAGGCAGAATAAGAGTTTACTATCGCACCAGCAACAATCTCACATACACTGTGCAACCTCAGGACATGAGTTTCCAGAATCTCACACTGGGGTATCAGAGTCAGCTCAACACCATCAACAACCTCACCATGCAATACAGCTTGCAATATCCTGTTGCCAACAGCCTCAGTAGAGAAAGCAGCGATAGTATTAGAGAACGTGCGCCAGCTGTGTATTATGCACAAAATCGCATGGTGAACGGAGAAGATTACAACGTATTTCCCCTGCAAAACAGCCAAGCCCTCAAAATCAAGGCAGTGAACAGAGTCTACAGTGGACAGAGCAGATTCCTTGACATAAATGATCCCACCAGCCAATACAGCAATGTCAAAGTATTCAGCGATGATGGGATCCTGTATCAGGAATATACACCTGTCTACAAAGAAGTTTTTGCCACCAGCAATCTCAACACCAATCAGTTCATAGAAAGTGTGGTGCAACCTTTGCTGTCAGGCAGCACTGACACTGACAATGTGAATATAGGATTGAGAGATTTCTATCTGGAAAATTATCCTTACTTTCCTGGCGGTGGACTTTATTGGCAACCCACTGGTGGCAGTGTTCCCAATGCTGCCCAGGGCCAATTTGTGTACACTAATTCCAACAGCACTGCTACTCCCACGCAAATATTTTTACCAGACAAGGAAAAAGGCTTGGTGACTGGCAGCATGGTGAAATTTACCAGAGAAGGTTGGGTAAATGTGGTGAACCAGGGCAGCAGCGAATTGGGCATCTACAGCACAATCTTGAGTAGACCTGTTAGCGAATATCTCACTGACACAGGAACTGTGAAAAACCTTGTGCAGCAAATTATGCCTCCTATTAGAGTTACTTTGACCGAACAGGAAAAGGCCAGCATTTCCAATGCTGTGCAAGCCAAAAGAAATTTTGGCTTGCGTTATGACAACAGTGCCCAAACGTGGATTGTACTCAATGCACAAGACGTGGCCATCAATGCTGCATTCAGTTTGGACAATGCTGGTGATGTTAGCAAAACAAACATTGATGCCAGTTGGTTGGTGCAGTTTGTATATTTGGCCAATTTTGGTTGGCAAATCACAATGAGAGCACTCAATTATTATTTTGAGAGTGTGAGAGATGTGCAATTTTATTTTGTGAATACACAAAAAGTAGTGGACAGTCAAACGCTAACCAGCCGCAGAGATAATGTGCGTATCCTTAAGAACAACATGGGCAGCAATGGCAGCTCACTTGCTGATGATCAATATTGGGCAGTGCAGAGTCAACAAGTTTATCCTGATGGATACATAGAGCCCAGAGTGATCCAAGTGGTGTTCTGGGACAGCAACAATGATAACCTGGTGGACAATCCTCAGTTGTTTGATGATTTGGTTACCAACAACAGCAGAGTGTTCTGGAAAAAAGCAAATGTGGAAGGTTTTGAGAGATGGAATCCCACCACAGTCAAATATCAGGTAAATCTTGTGGCTGATCTCACCAGTTTGCAACCTCCTGCAAACGTGGGTGATGTAGCATATGTGATCAATCCCGGTATATTCCTGGAATGCATCAACGCTAGTACACAAAGTTGGCAAGACATCAGCGCCAACTACAAAGCCAGATCAGGCACCAACCGTATAAATTATTGCTGGCAACACTTTGCAGGTAATGACAAACGTATTGATCCTGCTATCATGAACATAATTGACATATATGTGCTCACCAACAGCTACAACACAGCCATAAGAAATTGGATCAGCAAGGGTAGACCCACAGATCCACACCCTCAACCACCCACGCCTGAAGATTTGCGCAGCAGCTTTGAAGAATTCAATGCCTACAAAATGATGACAGATCAACTGATTTGGCATCCTATCAGATACAAACTGTTGTTTGGTGAGCAAGCAGATCCACAATTGCAGGCAGTATTCAAGGTTGTGAAAATACCCAGCAGCACCATTACTGATAGAGAAATCAAAAATCGCGTGATACAAGCCATTGATGATTTCTTCAATATTGCCAATTGGGATTTTGGCCAGAGCTTTTTCTTTACTGAACTGGCTGCCTATATTCACCAACAGATGGCAAATCTGCTCAGCAGTGTTGTGATAGTGCCTGCCAGCAGCAACAGCAAATTTGGCGATTTGTTTGAAATCAAAAGTGATCCTGATCAATTGTTCCTGAGTACAGCCAGAGTAACTGATGTACTGATAGTTCCTAACCTAAATCCAGCTGAGTTGAGAATAGCATAATGACCAACAAGCCACGTCGCATAAGTGAATTTCTACCTGAAGTTCTACAAACTGACATACTACAAAAGTTTTTTGCTGCAACTGGAGATCAGTTGTTTCAGCCTGACAATGTGGAATATCTCAGTGCCTATATTGGCGAAAAACCTCCCTATTATGATCCCAACACTGACAAATATGTGAGTGAAATCAACAGAGATCGCAGAGATTATCAGCTGCCTCCCACCACAGTCAGTCGTGATCAAACCACCAATGAAGTCACCCATACACTGTTCTATGACGATCTCATCAACAAGTTGAGATTTCAAGGAGCTCTTGTAAACGATCACAACAGATTGTTTGAAAATGAATACTACAGCTTTGGTGTGCCTATTGATCTGGACAAATTTGTCAACTATCAAAATTATGTGTGGCTGCCAGAAGGCCCCTTTGTGCTTACGTTGATTGAACCTCTTAATCCTCTCACAGCCATCATAGGTCAACAAACCTACAATTATGTGGGTTACTACACATATCCTGATCCTGCCAACCCAGATATTCTTGTTTACAACGAGGCAACTTCAGATAATCCGCTGGTTTTCACTAATGGCATCAAGGTACAATTTTTCAATGATGTGACTATCAGCAACCGCAAGAACACATATATTGTGGAAGGTGTGGGTCAGAGTATAAGACTTGTGGCTGATAATTTGGAAACCTATCTGGCATGGAGCAATCCTGAAGAATATGACAGCACGGTTTGGGATTATCCCAGCACATATAATGTGCCCAACTATATTTGTATGGGACGAGGTAGTGCCAATGCCAATCCCTGGAGTCTGGGCAACAGATGGTTCCACAAGGATGTGCTCAAATACACCAACACAGTTTTGGAAAATTACAACCAGGCAGCAGGCAAACGTCCAATTTTGGAATTCCAGTATGACCTCAAACTGTGGAATTTTGCACAACGCAATAGAGGATTTATCACTCTAGTAGATACCACCAGCAAATATCTGTCAGACATAGATGGCCAATGGGTTACAACGATCTATCCCAGTGGCAGACGAGATTATCTGCAAATAGATGGAGTTACCCTTGACGACGACATGGTGATTTTGTTCACCAATCTCTTGGATCCCGAACAGAACAACAAATTATACAAAGTAACCAATGTGCGCAACAGCTATTACCCCTTGGTGAATCCCACACAACTGGGTCAGGTAATATTGGGATTGTTGCCCAATGGTGATGACATTATGGGTGCACCGGTTGATGGTGACGGAGTTTTGGTAACTGCTGGAAGTTTGGAATCCCCGACTGGTGCGCAGCATGTGAACACATATTGGTACTACAGCAGTGTAAGCCAAACATGGATCCAAGGTCAGAACCGACAAATCACAAGTGCTGTGGATCCCACCAGTGTGGCATATCGTGCAATTCTTAATCAAAGTCCTTTGTTTGATTTGTTTGACACACAGGGAAATTATCTGGGTAACAACAGCATATATCCCACCAACAACTTTACTGGATGTAGTATTTTTGAATATGCCTCTAGCACCAGTTCTCCAGTGGATCCAGTATTGGGGTTTGCCACTGTTACTGAAAATCAGAGTGCAAGAAATTTTGTTTTTGCCAATACAATTGTTACTAACACATGGACTTATCAGCAAAATCTTGTATTACAGCCCATTCCTGGTTACAAGTTTTTTGCAAGAACCAACCAAGGTGCCAGTTGGCAGTATCTCAACAATTGGCTCAAAAGCAGTGTGCCCAGCAGACAATATGTGGTAAATGAATTTGTCAGCGTTGATGATCAAAATACATTTGTGATAGATCAAGCACCAGCTCTTGCAGTAAATCCACAAAATCCTGCCATTCTGGAACCCACTGTGCCAGGACCATTGCCTATTACTGTGAATGTGGGAACAGAGTTACTGCAATTGAATGTGGATTACACAGTGACTGATCGCCAAGTGATTCTCAACACACCCTTGGCTGCCAACCAATTTGTCAAGATCCGCAGTTATGCAGGCATTCACAACAGTGTCTCAAATGGGTATTTTGAAATACCCAACAACTTGGCTGTTAACCCCAACAATCAGGACATTGAAACCATCAGTGTGGCCAGCCTGTTGCCACATTTTGAGAGTGTGATTTTAAATCAGGCAGGATTCCAAGGTAATGTGATTGGATCCAACAATTACAGGGATCTAGCACAAGATCAGAGTCTGGGCACTGTGCTGTTGCAAAACAGGGCTCCTATGCTCAAGCTCATGGGCACCAATGCAGTAAATCAAACAACCGCTCTGGACACCAGCAGCAGCCTTATTGATCCTTTTGCAGCAATGGTGTGGGCACAGGGAGAATACCTGCGCTTCTATAACAAAGTTGTCAACAGTCTCATGAACCTGTGGCTCAACCAGGGATATACCACTGCTCAAACCCCCACGGCCTGGCTTGCGCAGGCCCTCACAACTGTGAACTTGGGCAAAACCAAGGCCAGTACCTGGGCCAACAGTGGATTTGATTTGACCAATGGTGCCTATTGCAGTGAACAGAGCACCAACCCCACATGGGTTCCTCCCAGTGCCACACGACTGGGTGTAACACCAGCATACTATCCTGAAGTTTTTTATGACACAACACAACCCAATGAGCCATTGAGCATGAGATGTCACAATGGCGCAATAGTGGTAATGAAAGATTACAGTAATCAGGATTTGGGAGAGATTGTCAACAACTTCAGGGTCACCAGTGACCCCGCTGCACTTACCAATCCAGTAGCACAGGCATGGCTGTTGTTTGAATTGCGCATGTATGAAAGTTTGCCACTCAAATACAAGGATCCCCAAGTGCAATTGCCAGTGGATCTCAGGACTATTTTCAGCGGCAAATACAGAGTCACCAGTTATACTCGACAGGATCAACTGGCAATACAAAGCCCCAGCTGGCAAAAGTGGTTGACCTTCAATCAGGTGGATGCGTTCAAAAACATCACATTTGATCTTGCAGATCCCTTTACTTGGAATTACAGCAGTTGTGTGGACCAGGATGGCATGCCTGTGCCTGGCCACTGGAGAGGCATTTATTTTTGGTTTTATGATACTGCTAGACCACACACAGCTCCCTGGCAAATGTTGGGCTTCAGTCAAAAACCCAGTTGGTGGGATCAGGAATATGGTGCTGCTCCATATACAAGTGGCAATACACGCATGTGGGATGATCTGGAACAAGGTCGCATTGCTCAGGGTCCCCGAGCTGGCATAGATGATCAGTGGGCTAGACCAGACTTGAGCAAATGTATACCTGTGAACAGTGCCGGAGAATTGTTGCCTCCATTCCTGGCAGGATGTGTGACAAGCTTACCCAGCACCACAGAAGCTAGTGCAGATTGGAAATTTGGCGACCGTGGACCCTTGGAAAATGTGTGGCTCACACAAGTGGACAGTGACATACAGTGGGCACAATGGATGTATCTCACAGTTCCTGCCCAGTTCATGGAATATCTATGGGATGGTGCCAGACAACAACAGGTTTATGCTGATCAGGAATTCAGTCAATACATATACTCAGATCAGTTGGCAAGAAAAAGCAGTGCAGATTTTTATGTACACCGTGAGAATCCACAGGATGTCACCAGCCTTGCAAATCCTCTCAATCTCGATTATTTTGGTAGCTGTGGTATTCAGCACTGGATAAGTGAAAGACTGGTGAGTGACAGCAGAAATGTCACCACATATTTTGGTAATATTATCAGAGGGCTGAATGTCAACCTGGCTCATAGACTGGGTGGCTTTACTGACAGCCAAAACACAAAGTTGTTTGTGGAAAGTTTTGGTATTGGTGGTAACAACAGTCTATTGTTGCCACAGGAAGACATGAGCACCGAACTGTTGAGAAGCAGCAGCACAGGTGAATATGTTTACACTGGAGTGATTGTGGAGTTTAGAGGAGCAGGCATAGGATGGAGGGTGATTGGGTATGATGGTGTAAATCCCTACTTTACAATCATCCCCAGCAATATCAGAGGACCCAAAAACACTGTTGTGATAGACAACCAACGTGTGATAGAATACAGCCGTGGATTGGCTACAACTGCTCAAGTGGCATACGGAACAATTTTTGCCACCAGGCAAGAAGTATATGATTTTCTCATCAGCCTGGGCCGAGCACAAATTGCTGATGGTTGGCAGTTTGATCAATATGATGATGTGGCAGGCAGACCCAGAAATTGGAGTCTCAGTGCCAGAGAATTCTTGTTCTGGAGCCAAGGACCCTGGGCACCAGGCACCTATATAACCCTCAGTCCCCTGGCCACACTGGCAAAATTCAGCAAAGAATTTGGAATTATCCAAAATGTAGGTGGCATAGTAAATGGCACTTACAGTGTGCTGGATAGATTGGGCCAGAGTATCCTACTCAAAGATTTGGACTTTTTGCGTATTGATGATCAGATCAGTGTTAGGCCCTTGAATGATCAGGGCATCTTTGGATTGCGTCTATACACAACCACACTGGAACATGCCTTTGTGTTCAACAACACAACAATCTTTAATGATCTTGTATATGATCCTGTATTGAATCAAAGACAAAGCAGATTCAAAATCTTTGGATACAGAACACTCAACTGGCGCGGTCGCATGGAAGCGCCTGGTTATATGATCACACAAACACTGGAACAAACCAGCACCACCATCAGTATTCTCAACAGGATTATTCCCAATTTTGAAAAAAGTGCAGACGACTTGCGCAAACTTTTTGAAATCGATCTTGCCACCAGTTATATTGATGCCACAAACCCACAACAAGCCACCACTAGTACAATCACTCAGAGTTTGCCGTTGAATCTCAGTTTGATGGCCAAAAATGTTGTGGGCTATGTGCCCAGGCCCTATTTGACTGATTTGCTGGTGGATGAAAACATAGCCTTTCAATTTTATCAGGGCATGATACACCAAAAAGGCACAGCCACAGCCATCAATAGACTGTTGCGCAATAGGAATGTCTTGGAACCCAATCAGGACTTCAATTATTATGAAGAATGGGCTTTTAGGGCCGGCATCTATGGAAATGATTTGGATGTCAACAGTTTGGATGTGAGATTGGACAGCACAGCTATTCAGAGCAATCCACAATTGGCTACTATTTTTGGTAATAGCAATACTGATCTGCCCAATGATGACACATATACAGTGTATGCACAAGATGCCAGAATAATAGATCAGACTGCATTTCCTCAACCCTTCCGTTTGCGTGAAACATATGGCAGCCAGCCAGATGATTTGCCCACAGCAGGATATGTGCTGTTGGGAGACACCACCTACACTGTGCCCACGTATGATGCCCTGCTTGCCTTATACAGTGACAGAACTGCTGCCAACATTGCTGATAGCACTCAAAAGCCTTTGCAAGCAGGAGACACAGTGTGGCAGTTTATAGACAGTTTGAGAACATGGAATATTTGGAAAATATACCAACCCACATGGCAAATTCTCACAACCAGCCCCAGTGATTTTGATGTAACAATAACAGAAGTAACCACCAGCGACAGCCATTACCTAGTGTCAGGTGATCTGGTGGTTATCTATGGTGTGATCAATGCAGGCGTGGCAATTGACAACACATTTGTTGTTACTGTCACCAGTACTACAACCTTTGAAATCACCTTGAGCAGCAGCAATATTGGCAGTGGTGGAAGCGTGTTGCTCTACAAAAGCATAAGATTTGCCAATACACAAGCAAGAGATGCTGCTGCTATACCTGGCGGCTGGACCCGAGGAGACATAGTTTACATAGATGGTAGCTCAACAACTCCCTGGCAGGTGCTGCGCAACAGCGGAATCAATTGGTATCCAGTGAGAACGGAAAATTACAAAACTGATCCCAGGTATATTAATACCAGTTTCATATATGATCTCACAACAGGCAACACTATTGCCAATCTAGTGTATTGGGATCCAGCCAAGAACAGACTACCTGGCATATTTGACGTGGAAATCACCTACAAAACTCCCTATGATCCAGCACAATACACTCACGATCCCAGCACCACAGTGGGCATAAATGCAGCCAATGCCTGGGGCAATGATCAGGTGGGGTTGGTATGGTGGGATCTCAACACCATGAGGTTTATTGATTATGAAATTGGAACAGATAGCTACCGCAGGCAACATTGGGGATCCATCGCTCCTGGAACAACCGTTGACATTTATGAATGGGTACGAAGCACTGTGCCGCCTGCATCTTGGCAAGATCTTGTGGCAAAAGGCACAGACCTCTCAGCAATCGGCTCAACTAATTTGCCTTCAGGACAAGTAAAAAGTGACAATCAACCCTATGTGCTGAGACAGCAACTCAACAGCCTGGGCCAGCTGGTGGATGTATATTACTTTTGGGTAAAAAATACCACAACTGTGCCTGATGTGAGTTGGAGACACATCAGCACCAGCATATTGAGCAACATCATAGCTGAACCAGGCAACACAGGCATAAGTTGGTGGAGTGCCATCAACTCTACATCTGCATTGTTGGGCAACATTGGTTATACTCTCAATGGTAACAACAGTATCTGGCATTTGAGCTGGCTGAAAACACTGGATGCTCCGGCTGTACACAAAGAGTATGATCTCATGCGCCCTGATGACCCCAGAAGCAGTCCATACGAATATCTGTGGACCAGGTTGCGCAACAGTCTTGTGGAATTTGACAATCAGAGTGATGTTGTGCCTGGTTATGCGCTCACAGACCGTGAAACATATGGCATTCAATCTCGTCCTGCTCAAACCATGTTTGAAGATAGAAACGGTGCAAGAAAGGCATTTGTCACATATGTGAATCAGTTGTTGGCATCTGCCAGCAGTCCCACAGCAACAGATGTGAGCAGATTTCTGTGGAGAGAATATTTCAATGCTCAAGAACCCATACCTGCACAGAGGAATACCAAACCGGCTGTTGTAGCTGCAACCACAGACAATCTCAGTGCATATTATATCAACGGCTCTGATGGAGTGGCAGCACAATTGATTGCCAAAACTACTCAATTATTGATTGTGGACAGCAATCGTGTGCCAGTAAATCCTGGAGACCCCAACAACACAACTGATATAATAACTGGTTATTATCCTAGTGTGGGTGATAGAATCTTGATTAAAAATCAAATCAACAACGCACACAATGGAATTTATACAGTTGTCAAACCTGGAACACTGATATATCCCAATGCTCTGCCTGCGCCCACACAAAGCAGATTGCAATTGACTGTGCCTGATCCACTAAACCCATCCAGGTCTCTCATATACACACCAGCACAGGGTCAATACATTTTCAGGCTCAACACCTTGTATGTTGTCACAGACATTGGCGGGCCTGACAACAATTGGCAAGCCACACAAGTGGCTGTGGACGTGGCCAATAAACCTGATCAATTGGATTGGATTTTGCAACGCACAAGTGACTTTGATCAGGAATCTGACCAATTATTCAACAGTGAGGTATATGTAGAATCAGGATCACAAATGGGTTATTGGACATGTGATCCCAGTGGCATTAGTGTTGTTACAGCAAAACTATCCAATCCTGGTATAAATTACCGGATTGGGGATGTGCTATACTTTGATGACGGAGAGTTTTGGGATCAGGCCGGGCTAAAAGTCACAACAGTGGATAATTCAGCTGGTGATGTGGGACCCATTGCCTCTCTAGAAATATACGATAATGGCAATTATACCGTGGTGCCTGATAGTAAACCTGTGCAACTCTATAGCCCAGGCAGTGGTGTCAGTGCTGGAGCCGTGAAGTTCCTGATTGTTTCAGCCAACGTTAACATTGGTGGCAATGGATTTACAGTGGGTGATGAACTTTACAGTAACTTGAATGGCAACAATCAGGACGAAGCTAGACTTACAGTAACAGGTGTCACGAATGGACAGGTACAAACAGTTGAGATCACCGATGGTGGTATTTTTGCTCAATCACAAATACCCTTGAGCCTAACCAATGTAGCGTTCTTGAACTCTGGAACAGGTGGAGGGTGCACTCTTGATATTGTGTTTGGTATCCAAAGTATAGCGGTAAATTCCGGGGGCAGTAACTATCAAGTTGCCCCCAGTGTGGTAATATTAGGCGGAAATGGATCAGGAACATCTGCCACTGCAAATGCAATTATGGTAAACAACAGTGTTAGCTTATTGCTTATTACTAATCCTGGGTCTGGTTATACACAGAACCCCAGTATATCATTTGTCCAGGGAAGTGCAGCGCGAGCGATCCTAACATGGAGTGATAATCAGGGGTTTGCCATGGGCAGTAAACCTATCACATTCAGAAGTGGGAGGGCGCCCACCACATGGGATCAGCAAGTCAGCAATCTAGCACAATTGAATGATCTAAAATATCAGATTATTCCAGGAACAAAGGTGCTGGTTGCAGATACCAGTTTGGGCAACATCAGCGCAGGCAGTGAAACCAATAATAGATGGAATATTTGGTTGTGGCCCAACAGTCAACCCAATAGTGAATTTGTTCTACAACAAACCCAAAGTTATGTAGATGCACTGTGCTGGAGTCTAACAGATTGGTATAGCACTGGCTACAACAGTGATACCATTGCTGATTATACTTTTGATACTCTGGATTCCAGAGATGCTTATTTGGATTTCCAGCAGCTGGATATTGTCAAAGTCAACAACACAGGCAGTGGCTCATGGGCATTGTATTTGTATGTGGATTTGTCTACTACCAAATGGGTGCTGATTGGCGAACAAAATGGCACAGTTGTATTAAATGACAATTTGTATGATTATGACAAATACAACATGGGATTTAGCGGGGCAGGGTTTGCTCAGGATTTCCAGGGATTTGAATATGACAGCAGACAGGAATTGGATAATATCATACAGGGACTGTGGGTGGGTGCACAGGGCATAGGCGGACTTCTCAAAATTGACAATGTGACAAATGAGCCCAATCAAGTATTTTTCACAATGCTCAACAGAATATTCCATGAACAGGATCTGGTGGATTGGGCATTCAAAACCAGTTTCATCAATTTGAGAGGATTTGCAGAACAGTTGATTGCCAGTCCCTATTATACAACCAGCAAGATCAACAGTTTGCTGGAATACATAAATGAAATCAAACCCTATCATGCAAAAATAAGGCAGTTTGTGGATTGGAAGATCAGTCAAGACACATACACCAACAACAGCACAGATTTTGACAAACCTCCCTACAAAGATCCAGTGACTGGAGTTAGGATTTTGGACCCCTACAATGAGATTGATGGCAACATCATGATACAAAGTAGAGAATACAAGTATTGGTTGGAAAACTATCTACCCACTACTGCTACTGCCAATCCTCAACTGATAAGAAACATACGCACCAAATTGATTTTCGAACGTCTGGCATGTTCAGCATCCACATGGTATAATCCCGATTTGGAACCCCAACAATTACAGGATTTGCTGGCACTGCCTGTGAACGTAACCATTACAAGTTTGGTGCAATGGCTGACAACCATTTATTCACAAAATATTGAGCAGAATTACAAAGCAGAGGTGGCTATTCCTCAATTTGTCATCATGCGCAGGAATGACAACAGCAATCTCACAGATATTTTGAACAATTGGGATTTCATAGACTATGGTTTGAATTTTACACAAACCTATGGATTGGCTGACACTGAGGCATCAAAAAGAACACTTGTGGAATCACAAAGCATATACACAAGTCAACAATTATTTGATTTGTTGGACAACAGTTTACAATACACATCAGGATATCAGATCAAGGTAAGGATTGATGATTGGACAATGCCCAACATCTATCTAAAAACATCTGCAGATACCCAAAAGTTGAGTGACTGGTTGCTGCTGTCTTATCAACAGTATCAAGGCAGCATCAATACTATACATCAATATTACAGCCCCAGTGGCACTCAGACACCCTTGGACAGTGAATATTTGATAAGTGGATGTGCTGGTAAATTGCTCACAGTGGATGGTGCAGAATTCAGCAATCAAGATGCTTGGGACAAAACCACCTGGGATAATGTCAGAGGCTGGGATTACAGCCAAGATGCATATGATCCCTATGATCAAAATATCACAGATGGCATGGGTCCTGGTTATTGGATTTATGTGGGCAATGGTGTTCGCACTGAATTTGGTTTGCCGGTGGCTCCTCAAAATCCCAATGAACTCACAGTTTGGGTAAATGGCACGCCCATCATGCGTGCTGGCAATTGGAGCATTGATAATTTTGTCAGCCAAATGTACGTGATCAACAGTGGTATAAATTACAATACCAATGATGTGATCACTGCTGTGGGTGGCACTTATGTCCGTCCTGCACAATTCAAGGTCACAGGACATGATAATTTGGGTCACATCACCAGCCTGGCAATTGTGGATCCTGGAGAATACTCCGTGGTTCCTGATAGCAATCTGGTAAATGTCACGGGAGGTCAAGGGACCAACGCTGTCTTGAACATACTCTGGGGAGGCAAGACTATTGTGTTTGCCACAGCACCCAGTGTGCCAGTGCAGCCCAGACCCAATATATGGATTGTGGAGAAAGGCAGCACTTTCCATCCTGTTGTGTCTGGATTGTTGGGTACAACCTTGGATGGCAGTGGATTGAACAGGCCTCATCTGGAACCTGGTCATCCCGAAGAACTCAATCCTGTGTGGAACAGAGACAGTCTAGTCATGGATGTTTATACTTTGCCCAGTGGAGGATATGGAAATTTGGTCACCAAGGTTTATACCAGTGATGGATTGTTAGATCAATTTGATATT